TCGTGGCGGGCCTGCGGTCGCTGCAGTCGCTCCAGCAGGAACACGTAGCGGGCGAACGGCGTCATCGCAGCGACCCCCGCAGCTTCGCAAGCTCGGCCCGTGCTGTGTCCCGTGACGACACGGGCGCCGGCAGCTGCGGCACGCAGCGGTACGCCGCGGCATTCTCCCGCGGCTGAGGCCTGCACCAGGCGAGGAACTCCGGCAGGCTCGGGGGCCATGGGTCGCCGTTGGTCAGGCACGCCAGAAGGCCGCGCTTCACCTGGTCACCCGACAACGCGGAAAGCGCCGTCGACCACAACTCCGTCGGCGTCTCGCCGTGGACGCTCGTCCACTTGCGGCCGTAGATTTCCGCCATGCGCAGCCAGAACGTCGCCATCGCCTTCGAGGGCTTCCCGGTTGGCCTCCCGGACTCTGTCGACGACTGACTTCCGCGCGCCATTGCCGCCGCTTCCGCCGCTGCCAGTTCCCCTGCTTTCCGCATACTCCACCGCCTTTCGCACCCAGTTTCGCCAGACCGCCTCCCAGTCGAGGGCACGGCCTCCGGCCCCGGATTTCGCCGCCCAGTAGTCCGCGAACTTCGCCAGCTCCTGCGGTGCCCTGGTCGTGCCGATGGCCCGGCAGGCGAAGGCCCAGCCGTCGGCCGATGGGGTCCAATCCGGGGGCAATCGCGAACCCCTCGCCTCTCGAGGGGGGGCTCCCGACCGAAGGGAGGGAGGGGGGGAGTTATAGTCTGGTGTCTGGTTAGGGTTATGCTTCGGTTCCGATTCGCTAACCGATTCGGAAACCGATTCGGTTTTTTTCGGACGACCTCCGCGCTTTCCGATCTCACGGTTCACCGTGCGTTGATGCTCTGCCTTCCGCAGCTCGACATCGGCCCGCTCGTTGACCAGACCATCGTCGGTGACGCGCCAGAATCGCCGGGCCACGGAGTCGACCGCCTCGCGCTCTAGGCGCGTCTCGGCGCGCATCAGGCGGTAGAGCTCGCGCCCGGTCGGGAGGGGGCGCTCGGTGGCGTAGTAGTGCTGGAGCATCAGCAGATAGGCGCCGTGCTCGGCCAGCGACAGGGCTGCGGTGTCCCGCTGGTAGTCGCCGATGTAAAGCTTGAAGAAGTTCACCGCGCGCCCTCTTCGGGTTCAGGCGACGACAGGCTGGCCAGTGCCAGGCGCTCGGCCTCCGCGCGCGACAACCCGGCGTCGAACTCGATGATCGCGGCCCGCTCGGCCCACGCTTCTCGCTGGTCGTCAGTCACTCGTCGTCCTCCGCCAGCTCGCTCGCATGCGTCAGCCGCGACAGGCGCGACTGGGCCAGCGTGAGCAGTGCTTCGATCTCCGCTTCGGGGTAGACCTTCAGGTGTGCGGGAATGACCTTCAGGCCAAGCACGTCGAGCATCGCGGCCAGCTGGTCGATGCGACCCTCGCTGACCCAGCGCGACACCGTGGCCACGTCGACGCCGCAGGCGCGGGCGACCGGGGCCTGTCCATGCTCCGCAAGCTTCTGCCGAATTAGTCCTGCGAACTTGCGGGACTTTGCGGGTGCGTCGGGTAAATCTCCCATCACATGATCACCAGAACACCCAACGCCCAGCACACAATGCCGGCCGGCAGACACCAGCCCAGCGCGATAAAGAGCCCGCCGAGCTCGTCGGCCTCGGCGGAAAGTGGGCAGGGAGGGTCATCTGCCGTGAGGAGATCCAGCACGTCGAGGCTGGCCCGACGTCCGGCCGGAGCCGCGCGATTGGGATGGTCCACAGTCATGCGACAACCTCCGCGACAAAGGCCGGAGCCCGCCCTGCTACGCTTGCCGCTGTCACACGTTCAAGCATCACAAGGGGGCTCCGATGTCCGACTCAGAGACGCTAACTGGTCGCTTAGACGCTCTAACCTGCGCGTGTCTGGCGCTGATTGCAGCGCTGCCAGATGCCGAGCGACATCACGCACGCGCACACTTCCTGCTGCTCGCAGCAGGTCGGCCTCTGTCACCCCTGACGGGCACGGCTCGACTTGCCTTTCAAGCAGAGAAAGAACGGCTCGACTCAGCATTTCGAGATGGGCATCCATCGCCGCCAGCCGGCTGAGCAGCGCCTGGTCCTTCTCGAACGCCACGCGCTCCGCCTCCGCCTTCACGCGGGCCAGCTCGGCCACAAGCTCGGTACCGACGGAAGCCGCGCTCCGTGGGTGATCGACGGTCATGCGGCAGCCCCTTGCCGGGGCTCGCCGAAGATGTCGGGGCGGAGGTCAAGGGCGGTCACGGCACCACGCGTGACGTGCTCAATTTGCCGAGCACGTTCAGCCGTGATGCGCACGCGACCGCGCAGCCAGTGACTCACCGTTCCGCAAGACACGCCGCACTGGGCGGCAAACTTGGCCTGCGTCGTGGTCTGCATGTATTCGCTCAGCGTCATAGTTTAGCCCTGCTAATGTTTGTCATTTTTAGCAGGGCTAAGCGTTTTCTGCAACCCCATACGCCACACTGAAGTCATGGGCGTGAACAGGAAAATTACACAGGCGGATCGCGAAGCTTCCGACAACCTGAAAAGGCTGTGGAAGGGAAAAGCCCGCGAGCTGGGCCTGACTCAACAGATCGCGGCCGAGCGCCTGGAGCGCAGCCCTGGCCTCATCAGCCAGTACATGAACGGTCATACCGCGCTTGGCCCGGTTGCCGTTCTCAAGTTCGCGCACTTGCTTCAATGCTCGCCGCGCGACATCCGTCCCGATTTCGATTACGGGACTTTGGTGCCCGGCGAGATCCCGGCCGACGTCGTCGAGCTGGCAATCAAACTGTCCGCAGTGCCTGAACCCGTCCGCCGGGACGTGCTGGGCTACGTTTCGGTGGCCCTTGCCAATCAGGGCTACATCGACTTTATCGTGAAGCTCGACGACAAAGTTGCAGAGCGGGCATAGCGCGTCTATCCTTCACGCATCACGACCAGTGATTGCTCCCACCCCCAGCTTATGGGTGGAACACCAGACGCCTCGACGGTTGCAGCCGCCGGGGCGTCGTCTTTTCTGGGGTATCCCCGTCCGTCTCTTTATTCCACATGCGGCTGGCTTTCTGTTCTATCGAAGTTTAGCAGTGCTATTGCACACATAGTTTAGCCCTGCTATTGTCTTTCCCACACCGCGCCCCTCGGCGCGAGACGGGAGGAGACATGATCCAGATCGACTACGAGACCGCCCGCCGCCGTGCGTGGCTGTCGCGGTGGCACAGCGCCACCGTCGAGCGCCGGGTGCGCTTCTACGGCTGGGCGACCGTGCTGGCCTTCGTTGTACTGGGGGCTGCGCGATGAGCCCGGAGTACCTGGTGTATTTCCGGACCTACATCGCTGGCGGCGCGACCGTGCGCCAGTCGATGTTCACCCATCAGTTCGAGCATGCGCTCTGTTTGATCGCCGACCTGCGCGACACGCACGTCGAGTACGGCATCACCGCCGACTATTGGATGGTGCCGGCATGAGCGCGGTACAGCAGGCAATCATCCGGCGCACCGGGTCCGAGGTTGTGCTGTCGATGGCGAGCGACGACCTCGACGCCCTGCTCGACGCGGCCAGTCGCTACGTCCGCGACTACCACCCGGTCGGCTACGGCACGACGGTCAGCAAGCCGAAGCACTCCGACGGCCGCTGGCTCGTCCAGGTTTGGAGGGCTGCGACATGCGAGTAGCCGCGGCACCCCGCATTGAATGGCTGGCCCAGCGCCAGCGCGGCATCGGCGGCAGCGACGTTGCCGCCATCCTTGGCCTCTCGCCGTGGGCGACACCGCTCGACGTGTACCTGCAGAAGACCGGCCCGGTCGTCGACCGCGACCTCGGCGAGCCTGCCTATTGGGGCACGGTGCTGGAAGGCGTCGTCGCCGACGAGTACAGCAAGCGCGCCGAGCGCCCCATCATCGAAGTGCATGCCACGCTGCACGCGCCGGATGCCGACTGGATGCTGGCGAACATCGACCGCGCCGTCGGGCACTTCGCCCGCGTCGAGGCCGGGCGCCTCGTCGGTGCTGATGGCTTGCTGGAGTGCAAGACCGCCTCAGCCTTCAAGTCCGCGGACTGGGGCCGTGGCGACGACGAGGACGCCGTCCCCGTCCACTACGCCGCTCAGTGCATGTGGTACCTCGCGGTCACCGGCCTTGAATGGATCGACGTGGCCTGCTTGATCGGCGGCCAACGGTTCGTCCAGAAGCGCGTCGTGCGCGACGAGGAAACCATCGCGGCGATCGTCGAGCGCTGCTCCGCGTTCTGGCACGGCTGCGTCGTGCAGCGCAAAGCGCCGGAGCCGACCTCATCGCGCGACGTCATCACCCTCTACCCCGAGGACAACGGCCAAGCCGTCGAGGCTGGCGAGGCAGAGCTCGCTGCGTACTCCGAGGCGCTCGCGCTGCGCCAGCAGATCGAGGCGCTGGAGGCCGAGCTCGAGCAGCGCACCGAGGCGCTGAAGGTCGCCATCGGCGAGCGCGCAGCGCTGACGCTCGACGGCAAGCAGCTCGTCACCTGGAAGGCCGCCAAGGCCAGCACGAAAACCGACTGGCGTGCGATCGCCGAGACCTACAAACCCGACCCCGAATGGGCCGAGCGGTTCGCCGCGGCCACCACCACCGTGCCCGGCTCGCGCCGGTTCATCTTCTGCAAGAGGTAACCCATGACCACCGCACTCAAGGCCGCCGTGACGAACGCGCCGGCAAAGAAGCGCCCGGACACCATCGCCGGACTGCTGACCGACCCCGCCATCAAGGCGCAGATGGCACTGGCGCTGCCGCGCCACATGACCGCGGAGCGCCTTGCGCGCATTGCCCTGACCGAGGTGCGCAAGACGCCAGCGCTCGGCCGGTGCGACCAGGCTTCGTTCCTCGGCGCGATCATGCAGTGCGCCGCCCTGGGCCTTGAGCCCGGCGGTGCGCTTGGCCACGCCTACCTGCTGCCTTTCGAGAACCGCAAGAAGGGCATCACCGAGGTGCAGTTCATCGTGGGCTATCGCGGCATGATCGACCTTGCTCGGCGCTCCGGTCAGATCCTCAGCATCGAGGCGCGCGTCGTCTACGAGGCCGATCGCTTCGACGTGCAGCTTGGCCTCGACAGCAATCTGGTGCACGTGCCCGCGTGGGACGTCGCGGAGCGCGGGCCGCTGCGGTTCGTCTACGCCGTGGCCAAACTCAAGGACGGCGGCACCCAGTTCGAGGTGATGAGCCGCCTCGAGGTGGAGAAGGTCCGCGCCAAGTCGCGCGCCGCGAACAACGGCCCGTGGGTCGACCACTACGAGGAAATGGCGAAGAAGACGGTGATCCGTCGCCTCTTTAAGTACCTTCCAGTCAGCATCGAGCTTGCGACCGCCGTCGGCCTCGACGAGCAGGCCGAGGCCGGCATCGCGCAGGACAACCCGCTCACGATCGACGTGGAGCCCACGGAGACGGGGCAGGAGCGCGGCGACGCGGGGGCCGAGGACTTGCCCTTGCCCCAGCTGCTGGAGCTGCTGGAGGGCGCCAGCGACGCCGAGGGCATCGACTTCATTCGCAGCATGGGCGCGCACCTGCAGGACGCCGAGCGCGTCCAGCTCGCAGAGGCGAGCCGCCAGCGCATGAAGGCGCTTCAACCCGAGTAACCGAATCGCGGCCGGCGCGTCGGGCAGCAACCCGCAACACCACGCGCGACACGTCGGCCGCTCCCCTCAGAAGCAAGAAAGGAAATGACCATGTCCAAATCACGCATCTACGTCGTTCACATCCACGCCGACGACAACACCGTCCGCCCGCCGCGCCTGGTGCGCGCCAGCAGCCGGGCGAAGGCCGAGCGCCACGTCGCCGCCGGCATGATCACCGCGCACGTCGCCAACCAGGACGAGCTCATCCAGCACATACCCGGCGGCATCGAGGTCGCGGGCGAGGACATCGAGGAGGACGCGGCATGATCTCGACAAGTCTCACCAGCCCGTATGACGACGACCACGACTGCGAGGGTTGTCATGGCCTGTCCAGAGATCTGGACCGCGTCGAGCAGCACCGTGTCGGCCTGCTCGGCGAGTTGCACCAGGCGCGCGAGCAGCTGGCCGCGGCCGAGGCCTTGGTGCGCGAACTGAAGGGCGCGGTGCGTGCGATCTACGGACACGCCATGGACTTCGAGCAGGACCCGCGCCACGCGCTGGAGTACATCGTCGAGGCCTGCTGCACGGTGCTGACGGACTTCGAGCAGGCAGAGGCGCTGGTCGAGTTCGCCGATGTTGAGGCGGCTGCGTGATGGGCTGGTGGCTGCTCTTGGCCTGGCTGGATGGGGGCGTGCCGACGAGCACGATGGTGTTTACCGGGATCGACGAGCAGCGCTGTCTGGCCGTGGTGCGCGAGCACTTGGAGGCGCAGGAGGCGCGACCTGACCGCTACGTCGAATCGCTGTATGTCGGCTGCGTCGAAGGCAGCCGGCCGAGGAGGTTGTGATGGCAGCGAAAGACCCGGAGAAGAAGCGCGCGGCGTGGCTGCGCTATTACGCCAAGGCTCGGGACAAGGTGCTGGCGAGACAGCGCGAACGCTACCACGAGTCGAAGGCGCGGACCGCTGCGCAAGCAGAGACGCTGCGCAGAAGCAGAGAAGCCCGCAGCGCAGCGGACGCGGTCGCGGCCGGCGCAGTGCCAGCCACAAAGGCCGAACGCATTGCCGCCATCAGGGCCGCGAACAGCGCGAAGATGCGGAAGGCGATGGGGATAGAGGCATGACAGATAAAGAACTCTTAGAGCTTGCCGCGAAGTCGGTGGGTCTAAACGCTCAGTGGGATTGCCCAGAGCGCGGCATGATGATGTTCACGCCCAGTGGCATCGACACAATGACGTGGAACCCATTGGCCAGCTACGACGACGCGCTGCGTTTGGCCCAAGCGATCAGCGCAGAACCTTGCATCGACATTCGCCGCGCCATTGTGTGCGTTTCCGTCGAACTCTCCGAGGCGCGGCGTGAGATTGGCGCACTGAACAAGCGATTGTTCGACGAACTATCCGCCGCGCGCGACGAGGCTGAGATGAAAAGCGCCTGCATCAAAGGCATGAAAGACGTGGTGGACGAGCTGGCCGCCGAACTCGCCGAGGCGCGGGAAAACGAAAAACAGCTTGGGAGTGCCTATGAGCATAACGCCTTAGCCGCAATGCGTTTTCGCGACGAGCTTGCGCAGGCGAGACAAGAGGCGAAACGCTTCAGGGAAGCGCTGGAGAAAATCGCCAGCGACCGATACAACTTCCGCGATTTCTGCGACATTGCCCGCGCCGCATTGGAGGGCAAGCCGTGAGCGAATTTGACGACACCAGCGACATGACGGAAGAAGAATGCCGGCAGATGCTGCGCATCGTTGGCGACGAGCGGGATGCGTTGCGCGAAGAGCGTGACGAGGCTCGCGCCGAACTCGCCGAGGCGCGGCGGGATGTTGAGCACTTGTATGAATTGGTGGAGCGTCAGAGCGACCTTTTGCGCGGCGTGGTTGATGCGCTTCGTGGCCCGCCGCCGCCCGACACTGCGTGGTCAGTCCACGACGCGCCAGAGCTGGCCGTCGCAGCCAAAGCCGAACTCGCCGAGGCGCGAAGGGAGCGGCGAAAACTTGGGAGAACGAAGCGGAATGGCGCTCGCGAAGGTACGAAAAGTGCGCGGTAGAACTCGCCGAGGCGCTGAAAGAGCGCGACGCGCTGCGGGCCGAGTTAAACGAAATCGAAGGCGTCCTCGCCGTATGGCGACGGAGAACAAATGAGGCGGAAGCCGAGCGCGATGCGTTACGGGCGGCCATCAACAGCGCGCCACATGCAGTTGACTGCGCATCAGACAGATTTGAAAGAGAAGGGCCAGCCCTTATGCAGCCGTGCGATTGCTGGCTCGCAGATGTTTACGCAATAGACGCGGCAAGGGGGTGAGGGATGAGCAACACCAAAAGCGGCGGGCCGGCGTTTCCTTTCCCGACCTTGCATGGGAGCGATGCGCTCGAAATGGTCCGCGATGCGGACAACGACTGTGACAAGGACGGATTGCGCCGAATCCCTGAGCCAGCGAGGGCCAAGATAGACATGGCGCTGGATGGCAAGCCATGACCCACCCATCCCAACAGCCCCGCAAGCAATGCCCGCGCGGCCACCAGCTGGCCGGCGACAACCTGGTGCTGCACCGGGACCGCAGGCCGAGCGGGAAGCCGCGTATTCGCCGGCGCTGCCGAGAGTGCGAGCGCGCACGCTGGGAGGCCCGGAAATGCTCCTGACCGCGCAAGAGGTTGCTGCCCGCCTGCAGGTGTCGACCAAGACCGTCTGGCGCCTGGTCGACTCCGGGAGGTTGGCGGCGGTACGCTTGACGTCGAGCCGCCGCGGCTGGCGGTTCACGGAGGCGGCCGTGGTGGCTGCCGTCAACGAAAGCGAGGAGAAGGCAGCATGCCCGTCCGCAAGCGTGGCGACGCCTGGCAGGTCGACGTACAGGTCGGCGGACGCCGTGCTCGACAGACTGTTGGGACCAAAGCCACGGCGCTCGAAGTCGAGGCGAAACTGCGGCGCGACCTCGAGCGCGAGCGGGTCGGCCTCAGCCCCAATCGTACCCTTAAGGACGCACTTGCCGACTACCTAGAGACCGGAGCCACCGCGCTCCGGTCGTTCGATTCCCTGCTCTACGTCGCCAAGGTCATCAGGCCATTCTGCGACCGTCCGATCGACCGCATCGCTGACGCCGCCGCCGACGTCATCCGAGACGGCCAGAAGCGAGGCCGCACCCCGGCCACCATCAATCGACAGCTCGCCCTGCTCCGACGGCTGGGCAATCTCGCGTACAAGTGGGGATGGACCGACAGCCCGGCCGGCAAGCGCGTCGAGCTGCTGCGCGAGAACCAGGAGCGGCACGTCTACCTTGACCAGCACCAAGTCGCCGCGATTGCCTCTCAGGCTGCGCACGAGGGCACCAGAGACGCGATCTGGCTGGCCGCTACCACTGGCCTGCGTCGAGGCGAATTGCTTGCCCTGCGGCCTGAGCATTACCGGGACGGGGCACTATGGCTGGCGACCAGCAAGTCTGGCCGCCCACGGCGCGTGCCGGTGCCGGCCGATGCCCGGTACATCTGCGAGCGCTTGCCGCTGGCAGTGACGGTCGTGGCGTTGCGCAAGGACTTTGACAGGGCCCGACGGGCGGCTGGCCTGCCGGGCGTCCGGTTCCACGATCTGCGCCACACCTTCGCCAGCTGGGCCATCGACGCCGGCGTCGACCTGCGCCTGCTGAAAGACCTGATGGGCCACAGCACGATGCAGATGACGAGCCGCTACGCCCACCTCGAGGACAGGCACCACGATCAGGCCATGCGGAAGATGGCAAAGAAGCGGAAGCCTGTGACGCGTACGTGACGCGGCCCGGCCATTTTCGGCCGATTCCAGTCTCTCAGGCCCCAGAAAACACGGGGATTTTCGGGACTGTCCGGTCTGGGACGGCACTTAAAATCCGGAGGCCGCAAGGCCATGCCGGTTCGATTCCGGCCCCGGGTACCAAAGACTTACGCCCGATTCCCAGAATTTCGCGAGAACGCCTGTGACGCGCCTGTGACGCGACTTTCCAGCGTCACCCTCGGCGGAACACCTCGATGGCGGCGATCACGCTGGCGACCGCGCTGCCGATAGCCGGGATGGCGTCCGGGTGCAGCTGCACGCCGAAAGCACCCACGAGAAGCGCCAGCCCGCGCCAGGTAGACGGCTCTCGGAGCCGAGCAATCACGTATTCCATTCGCTCTCCTTTACCTCACGATCCCGAACACTGCGGCCAGCTTGGCCATGGCCGCCCCAGCCGCCCCAGCAGCGCCGCCGACCAGCATCAGGGTTTTCCACCCGCCCCGTGCCTCGGCCAGCGTCTGGCGGATCTCGGACAGCTCGTGCCGCATTTCGCGCATCTCGTACTGGAGGTGCTCGATCGTCGCGCTGTGCTGTCCTACCCGCTGGTGCAGCTCCTCACTCATCCGCAATGCCTCCCACATGCAAAGGGGCGCCGTGTACGCGAGCAGCGCCGGTCGTACCGCGTCCCTGAATCTCAGTCGCTCGGCGTCCATGCCGGCTGTGTAATGGCCTCATGCGCGCCCGCCGTGGCGAATGCTGAAGTGGTTCCCGTCCGGCCGGCTGAACCTGCCGCCCCATGCGGCATCCGGCGCGAGGCTCTCCCAGTATTCGCCGAGCGCTTTGTAGGCGGCGCTGTCCGTCTGGTACACGCCGCCGATGAAGAGGTTGAAGTCGACCGCCAGCCGCTCGACGTGCAGGCTGTTGATGATGCCCTTGCCTGCAGCGGCGTTCGCGCGCGCCTGCGCCGGGTCGCGGTAGGCGTCGCCGAAGGTCAGCTCCATGCCGTTGTTGTAGGCATATTCGATGAGCAGCCCCACGAGGCGGGTGAAGCGCCGCTGCTTCTGGCCGAGGGTCTCGCTCATGCGGCGGGCCAGTCTGCGGCCTCGACGGCCTCGATGGTCTCAGCCGCGGCAATGGCGTCCTTGATGGCGCGGGCGACGCTGTGCGCTCCCTGCACGCGGCCGAACACGGCCGAGCCGAGCTGAATCAGCATGACCGGCGTCAGCTTGCGATCGACGTTGGACTCATCGCGCCACGACACGGTGTCGGGCGGGGTCAGATTTGCGAGCGGCGCGGCCTGGATGAAGGCGACCGCCGCCGTCAGGTTGACGATGGATTGCGGTGTGGTGTCGAAGCGCCAGCCGTTGAAGTCGACCCCGCCCGCGATGAACTCGTCCCGCCGTGCGTTGATGTACAGCTCGCGCTGGCGCTTGGCCTTTGCCAGCAGCTCAGCCGCGGTCTCAGCGCGCAGGTTGCCGTCAGCGTCCACGATGAGGCCGGTCGGGTCGTCCGGGGTCAGTACCCAGCCCTCGGGCGGCAGCTCACCCGGCGCGACCCTGCAAACACTGACGGGCTCCCCTACGCCGTTCGAGCGCCAGGCATAGTCGAACTCGGATTCAAGCTTGAACGTGTCGCCGGTCTCGGCCAGCTCCTCGACGAGCAGCGAGGGCGCCAGCGGCGCGGGCAGGCCCACGGTGTACCGATGCACCTGCACGGCGTGCTTGTGTGCTGCGATGGCGGCCAGCAGCTCTGCGCGCGTGCCTGAGTATTCTGCGGCGTAGACGATGCGCATCGCAGCTCCCTAGATTTTGATGAAGTAACCGACGACGGCCGAGGGCGGCATGTTGTTGGTGTCGGATGCGCCGGCAGTGCTGCCGGAAATGGTGACGGGCTGTGTTTGCCCAGTCAGAACCCACACGCCTCCGCCGGCCGCGCCTGTGTTTGTAACCCCCACGGTGAACGAGCCCGACAGGCCGGTCGCGGAATGCGTGTGACTGTTCGTTTCCGCGCCGCCCGTGGCGCCGACCGTATTGCCCAGCACGCCAGTGCCCGTGCCGCCCTTGCCGACCAGCGTGCGCCGGCGCAGGTCCGGCAGGGCAAAGGTAGTGACTCCGTCGCCCGCGCCCCAGGTGGTGCCGACGGCGGCAAACAGCGCGGCGTAGGTCGTGCGGCTGACGTTGGCGCCGTTGCACTCCAGGTAGCCTGTAGGCGTCGAGGTGCCGGCAAACGCGATGATCGAACCAGGAGCCGCCGTCTGCGCGACGGGCGTGCCGTCGGCCTTCGTGTAGGCCATGCAGTACCAGACCCCTGCCGCGCCCTCGAAGAAGATGGCGATGTCCCCGGCGGCAGTGGTGATGCCCGCCGCGCCGGGCAGGACGAGAGATGCGCCGTGCGCGATGGTCAGCGCGCCGGTGAATCGAAGCGCCACCATCGTGCCGGGTGCGATGCTGGCGATCGCCGAGATGTTCGTGGTGCCCGTGACGTTGAACAGGTTCCCGTCCGCCAGCGTCAGCGTGGCCGCGCTGGCCACGGTCGCAAAGCGCCAGGTCTGGGTCTTCGTGAACACATTCGCCGCGCTCGTCAGCTTGGCCGTGTCGGCAGAGCCAGTGACGCCCAGCGTGGCCTGCGCTTCGCTCTGGCTGACGTCGTCGAGAAGGCCCTGCGCGAAGCTCGTGACGGTCACGAAACCCGGGATGAGCCCGGCCACGTCGGTGTTCTCCAGCGCGTTGCCGGCGCTGTTCCAGCGCAGCAGCTTGAGCGCCTGCGGGCTCGGCATCAGCGGCGAGACGCCGGCCAGCGTGTCCGCGTTGCGCAGGAAAAACCGGGCCTGGTATTCCAGCTGCTGGATGAGCATGACGGTGCCGTCGATGTCGTCGTCCAGCGTTTGCGCCAGCAGGTCGCCGGCGTCCTGATAGTCGATTGTCCGGCTGTACGGCATGACCCGCCGGAGCCGGACGGCAGACCCTGCGCCAGGCGCCACGACGAAGGTCACGGTGCCGCCCGTCGGGCTGCGCAGGCCGGTAATGGTGTAGTTCGTGCCGAGCGACTGCACGACCCCGTCGACGGTCACGACGAGATGCGCCGCCGAAATGACGTAGAACGTGAACGGGTAGGCGACGGCTGCCCCGTTGCCCGTGTAGTTGTTGATCGGCTGGTTGGTGTTGACCGGCACTATCGTCCCCCGAAGTCGAGCTCTACCTCATGCACGCCACTGCTGGGGCGCCAGTCTCTCCGCGCCTGCCCGGCGACCTCGCCGACCACTCGCCCGATCCGCACCGGCTGCGCCTTGATGGCTTCAGCGCCGGAGTCGAGGAAGTCGTCCGGCTGCCCGGCCACGCCCGGCACCCAGTCGCGCATCTGGTCCTCGACGGCGTCGAGCACGCTGGTGTGTGCCCAGAGGAACCGCCCCGAGAGCGGCGGCTCCAGTCCGTCGAGGATGCGCCGGTCCTTGTTGGTCGTGCCCGGCTGGAACGCCTCGACGACCGACACCCCGGTGCCTGCTAGCGTCTTGCGCAGGATGGGCGGTACGAAGCCGCCCGGACCGTTCGTCTCCACGGTGATGGACGGTAGCTGCAGCCGCCGCGTGGTTTCCAATATCTGGCCGCACTGGTCGTAGATGTCGCCGCGCAGCGCCTGCGCCACGTGCCAGAACAGGTGGCCGCGCTCATTGCTGAACACGACCGACAGCGCCGAGGTGTCGCCGCCGATCTTGCCGAGCGCGCAGTCCCAATAGGCTGACGCTGACACCAGCTGGGTGCGGCCGAGCATGAGCCGCACGGAGCCGTTCGCCATGGCAATTTCCGGCTCCGCGTCGTAGGGCACGATCCGCGACGGGTCGAGCCGGATCGCGCCGATGGGCTTGGCCTTCAGCTGGTACTGGCTGTCCCATTCGTTGATGGTCTTGCACTCCGCGCGCCGGAAGGCGATCTCCTCGCGGCTGAACCGCTGCGGCCACGCGCACCGCGCGTAGATGTCGATCGGCTGGCCCGGCGGCTGGTCAAACACCACGGCCCTGCCCTGCACCAGGTAGTCGACGCCCTCGACCAGCAGGCGCGGCCCCATGAACACATAGAGCCCATCGCTCGCCGGCTCGAAGTTGAACGGGAAGCGCCGCTGCTCGGGCTTGTCGTAGCGGACGTGATCCTCGAACAGTGGGATCTTCAGCACGTCCGCGCCGCGGCGGATCTGCTCGTCGTAGATGCTGTCATGCGTATGGGGCGTGCCGATGTAGAGCTTGAGCCCGCCGGGCACAAGGATGTGCGTCGCCTCGCTGGTGCGCTCCCGCAAGGCGTTGCGCGCCTCTGCGTTGCGAATGTTGCGCGGCACCTCGATGTCGTCGAAGACCACCTCGTCGGCGCGGGCGGCGGTCACGTTCGACATGATCCCGTGCGCCGTCACGTTGGCATTGCGGGCGTCCGGGTTGCCGACGACGTCGAAGCGCGCCGCGCCCGGTTGGCCACCGGGCAGCATGCCGCGGCAGAGCGGATGCCGGCGCAGCACAGCCCGCGTATCACGCGAAAGCTTGTAGGAAACCGGGTCGTCCGCTCCCTGGTCGAGAAAGCGCCAGCCAGCGTCACAGTAAAGCCGCCACGCCTGATACACCGCGACGATCGTGGACTTGGCCGCGCCACGGAACACCTCGAGCACGGCCAGACGCCCCCGGCGTTCGAGCCAGTGGCAGATCCGAAAGTGGAGCTCCGGCACCTCCCAGCCCTGAACCTCGGCCCAGAGCAGGAAGAACGCGACGAAACTAATGCGGGGTCTTCTTGCCGCCGCCATCGTGCGCCCGGAGCATGGCAGCGGCCCGCTGCTCGGCGCGGGCGATCAGCTGCTCAAGGTCATGGTCGTGCTCTGTCGGCGCATTGCTGTCCCGGCCCTCGATGCGCTGCCCGACGAACACGAGCTGGGTGACGATGGCGAGCGTCTTGGCCGCGTTCTTCTTCAGCCACAGACGATCTCCCCGGCCATCGCGGCTGTCGAGGTCGGGCCAGTGCGTCGGGTCGCACTCTTCGAGGAATACCTCGGTGAGACGCTGCGCGAGGTCGTTCATGCGCTCGAGCTGGTCGGGTCGGATCTTGATGGTCATGCCAGCTTGCTCCAGCGAAGGAAGGATTCGATCTTGCGGAACGTCCAGGTGACGGAGACCACCATCCAGAACGGCGCGGCGAGCAGCGTGACGAACAACAGCCCGGACTGCCATGGCTGCGGTATGAGCTTGATAAGCCAGAACGCTCCGAACAACGTCGCGCCGCCTGGCACGCCCACGGAAAAGATAACCAGCAGCGCACCGACACCTTCGAGTAGCTGTTTCATTCCAACGCCCTTTCAAAGTCTGGACCGCGCCGCGGGGAGGCTTCCCCGGGCTCCCACCAGTATTCCTGGCCGAACTCCTTGCGCGCCCGCCGCTTCATGTTGCGGATGTAGCCGGGGGACCAATAGTCCTGAAGCTGTTGGAAGATCAGGTGATCGAACGCCGCGCGCGCATACCAGAGGTTACTGCCCGGCGTGATGCCTTTCACGAACTTCGTCAACTCTGGCATGAAATTCGTGTCTTCGCCTTGCGCGGCCTCCATAAGGTTGCCATGCGTGAGCGCGATCGCTTCTTCGAGGAGCCCGATCTGCGGGCCTGCAACAGACGCCAACAGGCTGCGCCCGCCTTGCGTCGACGAGCTGTAAAGGAAATCGCCGTACAAGCCCAGCGCGCCGCCTTGGGCTAAAGACTTGCCCCAGAACTTGGCGTTGCTCATTTCCACTGGATCGCGCCCATTTATCAGCTCCTTGATTTGCAGGACCAGCGCGCCGAGCAAGGTTGTGGACGCAATCAGCGACGCCGCGTAGACGGCACGCCCCGTGCCCGGCAGCGTCGATGCACGCCGCCAGTGCCGCATCAGCATCGCAATGGGAAACGACTTGAACAAAAAGAACGAGCGCACCAGCTCGCCTGAGATCGTGCCCCGTTGCAAGTTGTCGTACATGGCCGCCCGCTCACGCGCCCCCGGCTTGATGACGGCCATGTCGACCTCCTCGGTCACCGTGCCGATGAGCCGCAGCATGGCGTCGCGCCGGGCCTGCCGGATGGCGCGGTCCTTCTGGACTTCGACCTGCTGCTCGATGCGGTCGATCTGCATGCGCCGCGCCTCGAACCGCTCGCGCGCGCGGGACACCATGCCAGCCAGCTCCTTGGCCTGCGCGTCGAGCCGGTCGGCCAGCGCTTTGTCCTTGCCGTCGATGCGCAGCTGCGCGTCGGCCTCGGCAACCTTGATGCGCTGCTCGAGGTCGGCGATGGCCCGCTCGGACTTGGCCAGCCGGCGGCCGAGCTTCTCACCGATCCCGCCGCGCTGGCGGCTGGCGGCCTGCACATTGCGCTCGACACGCGGCATCATGCCCTCGGCCGCCGCGCCCTCCTCGACCGCGTACAGGAAATTGCGGACCTGTTCCTGCTGCTTCTGGGCCAGCAGATAAGCGTTGATGTCGGCCTCGACCGCAGCGCGCTCGGCGCGGGCCTTGACCAGCTCGCCGCGATCGCGCAGCGCCTGCGTGGTCTGGTCGGTCTTGCCCTTCACTCGGGTGCTGTACTGCTGCAGCAAATCGGCAGCGCGGGTGCGTGCGGCCTGCAGCTTCTCGATGCGCCGGGTGATCCAGATCTGGTCCGTGGCGTTCCGCTCGTACAGCTTGTCGATGGCCTCGTCGGCCTTGGCCTCGATCTCGTTCAGGCGCGGGCGGATGACGTCGGCGACCGTGGCGTCGTCGATCTGCGCAATGCTCTCAGGCGTCAGCACGCCGTCGTTGCCGTTGCCGAAGTCCTCCAGCGTCGCCTTCTGCCACAGGCCCCAGTCGGCCTCGGTGACGCCCTTGGACCGCAGCAGCCGGTTATCCATGTCGTCCAGCTCGCTGAATGCCTTCTCGCGCGTGAGGCTGCCGAGGGCGTCCATCATCGTGATCCCGAACGCCCGCTGATTGGCTTCTGTAAAAGCGTTCAAGCCTTGCACACGCATGACCGCCGACGCGATTTTTGCCGGCAGCGTGGTCATCGTGTCAGCGCCGAAACGGTTCAGCGAGCCGATGAGCGTGTCCATGGCCAAGCCCGTGCGCCGCGCGAGCCGCAGCTCTTGCCGGTTGAACGGATTCAGCGTGGCGAGCTGGTTGCGCAGGAGCTGCGTGTGGCTCAGGCCGTTGATGTGCGCGATGACGTGCATCGTCGCGAAATCCGTGATCGATGAAACGATGGCAGAGCCTAGCCGCGATGCGATAAGCAGCGCCTTCATGTTGTCGGACCAGCGGGAAATTCGCAGATCTGCAATGGGCAGGGTCCGGCCTGACACCTGGTTGAACAGCTTCTCCAGATGCTGAACTCGCCTGGTGATCTTGCCGACGTTAGCCGGATCTGCCGTGGCCGCTTCCTTCTGCGCCGCATCGAGCAGCAGGCGGAAGGTATGGTCCGGGTTGGGGCCGAAGGTTTCGACCAGCGCCAGGTCGCGGGCCATGACGTCGACGTGACTGGTCAGCACCTCGTACAGGCCCTTCTCGCCGTACTGGCGTTGATACTCGATGTAGGCGTCCGCGTTCTGGAAATGGATCTGCCGCTCCTCGGCGTGCCGGTTCGCTTTCATGCCGGTGCCCCGGACCCTGCCCGGCTCCAGCTTGTTCGCGCCCTGGCTCGCAATGGACAGCCACGCCTCGCCGAGGAAGTCGCGCAGCTGCGTGTCATCCATCAGCGTGCCGTCGAGGTTGGTGTAGCGGTCCCGGCGCAAGTGCGGCATCACGTCCTCGACCCACTTGTCGCGCCCGGCCTTGGCCACCTTGGCGCTGCTGTGGTGATGCGGCATGCCCCAGTCGTCGAGCTTGCCGATGCGCCCGCCCGCCTCGTTGAACTGCGCACGCAGAGCTTCGGCCACGGTGCGCCACTGCTCTGCGGCGCGCATCACCTTGGCGTCCGTGACCTGCTCGCCGTGCAGCGCGCGCACCATCTGCTCGACGCCTTGCGCGTTCTCCTTCAGCCCTAGCCACGTTGGGCTTGTCGCGTCCCAGAAGCCGGCGTCGTTCAGCTGAATCCAGGCATCCCCGCGGATGGCCTCGGCCCGCGTCTCGACGGACTGCACCCGGCCCTTGGCTTTTGCGCTGAAGGCGAGCAGCTCGTCGAGGGCGTCCAGCGCCCTGCCGGGATAGCTGCGCACGTAATCCGTCAGGCGGCCCACGGCCAGCACCGACAGCGTGGTGCGCTGCTGCTTCTTGCGGGCCTCGATGAGCAGCTCGTCAGCCGCTACGCGCGCAGCTTCCTGCAGCCGCTGCTCTGGCGTCATGGCCATGACCTTCAGGCGGTCTTCACGCGACAGCCTGCGCAGCGCGCCGATGAGCCGCTCCTCGATGCCGCGCACCTCGGCCGCGGTCGGGTTGCGGCCGATGGCCTGCCGCATTGCCTGCACGCACTCAGGTCTCGCCATGGGTCAGTCTCCGATAAAGCGGATGGCGCAGGACGCGAGCGCCTCCGCGCCTGGGGCAAGGGTCTCGGCCGCGGCCAGCTCTGCATCGGCAGCGGCCAGCGCGTCGGCAGCGCTGATGACGTTGCCGTCGTCGTCGGTGATTTGCAGGTCGGGCGACCGGCGAAGGATTTCGGCCGCGGCGGCTTCCTCCAATCCTTGGGGGGTACGTGCTACAATGCGCCCGTTAGAGGTGCCATCCATGCTTTTACCAGCATCAGCTCCGCCCAGCGTCGAAGTCTTCGACGTCGAGGGCATCCCCGTATCGCTGGGCAACGTGCCCGGATCCCCGTTCTCATCGACCGCCTGGGACAAGTCGGAGCCGCGCGCATTTGACCCCGGATCGGCCCGCCGCAACGGCGCACCCGTCTCCTGGGATGAATTTCGCGCGCTCGTCGCTTCAGCCCAGGCTGAGTCGTAAACCGCTTTCATCTCGGCGTTCAGCCGATCAATCTCTGCCTGCTCGGCCGGGGTTCGTTCTCGCTTTGCACTCGCCCGCTCGATCTTGCTCCGGGCCTCGTAGGCTGCGTGCGCGTCTTTCTTTGCCGCCATCATGGCGGGCACATTCACCTGAATTTCGGCGACGTGCCCGTCGATCATCACGTTGAATTTCGCATCCCGATAGCCGTCGACTGGTTCAACGTCCGCGCGTAGCAGGTTCCGCTGCCCTTTCGGCAGGATGGCGAAGCGTTGGCCGAGGCGTTCGATGACGGCCTGCGCCTGCTCCAGCGTACGGACCTCAATGGTGCCGCGCACGAGATCCTTAATCTGCGATGCATCGCCCGCGTAGTCGTCGCGGACCTTGTCGAATGCGCGCTTCGTGCCTTTCAGATCGGCCAGCATTGCGGTCGCGCCGCCCACCTCGCGCACGATGTCCTGCACGATGGAGTCGAACTGAGGTTTCGCCCGGGCAGCGGCCTCGAACATTTGGCGCAGCGCAGGGGCTATCGTTGCGCCCTCGGGCGGGAGCTGATCTATTTCCGTCAGGCGGGCGCCTAGCTGCCCGTCGACTGGCATCGTCTCCCGTGCCGCCGGCACGCGCGGCGCTGGCTTCAGCTCTTCGGTCATCGCCTGCCGGGCGGCCTCGACCTCCGGCGACGGCGGCAGCGTCTCGAAGTCATCGGCCCGCACCGAGGCCGTGACGGGCTGGTCTGCTGCCAGCTCGCCGACCGCCTGGCGGATGGCGGCGACGTGGGCGTCGAGCGCCTCGGGCGTGCGCGGGCGGCCCGGTGCCAGGTCGACGACACGATGCCGGTGAGCGTTCAGCGCGGCGACGGCGTCGAGCACTTCAGGGTCTGGCGTCAGCGTAGCGTCAGCTGGCGGCACGTCGGCCGGCGGCGCGTCCGCTTGTGGAGGCGGGGTATCCTGCGCGCGCCGGGCGTCCAGCCGATGCGACACACCGCCGAACAGCGCACCGGCCAGCACGTCGACCGCGCGCGCTTCGAGGTTCCACGGGTCATAGGCTTCGGCCTGCTGGGCGTAGCCGCGGCGCTCCAGCACCTGCTGCACGGCAAGGCTCACGCCGGCCCCGCCCGCCACGTTTGCCCCTGCGCCGAACAGGATGCGCTGCGCGAGGGTCTTGCCGAAGAACGGTACCTGGAATGCGGCGGCCGTGGTCGCCGCCTCGGCCACGCCTGCGCCGACGGCGGTCATGGGGTCGACGCCCTGCGTGGCAAGGTCGGCCGCCGTGTTGAGCTCGGTCGCGCCGATGGCGAGCGCAGGGTTGCCGAGGCCGAGGCCGAGCAGCGTGCCGAACTCCGTCAGCCCACCGACCACCCGACCGGCAACGCCCACTTCGCCCGGCTCCGCGCTCCAGTAATCCCGCGCCGCCCGGAAGCGGTCGACCGTGCTGAAGAGGGTGTCGTCCGCCGCCGTGATGCCGTGCATGCGCAGTGCGCCAGCCGCTGCCAGTGTGCCCGCCGCACCCAGCCCGGCGAACGCCCGCATCGGGGCGCGGTAGAGCTCGGAGCCGAAGCCGGCGAAGGCAGGGGTCTCGTAGTTGTCGAGCGTCAGCGGGTTGCGCATGGCATCCCGCTCGATGAGCGCGTCCTCGTCAGGGAAGAACTCGACCGCCACGTCAGCGGCCCAGGTCGATGAACACCGGCACGCCGGCGCGGTCGAGCAGGTAGGCACCGCCCTGCATCACGCGGTAGCCTTGCCGCCCGTTGCGCGTCGCAATCTGCAACGGCAGGCGGTCGAGCTGGGCCTGCGTGAATCCGCCGGCGATGAGCCCGCCCTCGCGCATCTGGCGCAGCTGGGCGCGCGCGGTGCGCCCCAGCTCGTCCACGTCCATGCCGCGTGGCAGTACGACGTTGACGTCGTTGTACTCGTCCACGCCGCCCGTCGCGAGCTGCAGCGCGCGCTTGGCGCGGTCGGTGTCGACCCCTGCGTCCTTCTGGGCATACGCACCTTCCTGCGCCGAGAGCGCCGCATAGATGCGCATCCAGTTCTGCATGTCGGAGTCACGGAGCACGGCATTCGCGCCGTACGCCCCTTCGGTCATGTCCTCGAACGCGAGCACCAGGTCGTTAGCCTGCGGCATCTGGACCTTCTTGGACTCGCCCTGCGGGACGTTGAGATAGCTCTCGCCTTTCAGCAGCAGCTCCCCCGCACGCTGCGACTCCGTGTCCTCGCGCACCAGCAGACGACCTGCATCGGCCAGCGCCGGGGCCTTAGGCGCCATCACGCGCAGCACCGACAGGTAGGCCTCCGGATCGTCCATCGCCGACGACAGCGCCCGCAGGTAGAACTCCTGCGTTTGCACCGGCCCGCTCTGCAGCTGCGCTGCCATCGCGTCGATCTCCGCGCGGGTCAGCGGCGGCACCTTCCGCCCCGCCCACGCTTCGACCTCGGCGGCCCGGCGCATGCGGTCCTGAATGCCGGCCCCGAGATTCTCCGGGCTCGTCAGGTCGAGCGGGTCGAGCTCCACCAGCCCGCGCTGCGCGGCTGCGCCGAGCGGGTCGTCCTTCACGGCCTTGACCGTGGCGTTATAGGACTTCGCCTTCCAGTTCAGCGCAGACAGCTCGGCACGGTCGACGCCGACCGCGGGATCCTGCGCAGCTGCATCGAGGAGCTGCACCTCCGCCGCCTGCTGGTCGAGCGGCAGGTTCGCGAAGCGCGCACGGTCCGCCACGGTGCCCATCAGCGCGTCGAACGAAGCCTCGGCCGGCGTGCCGCGCGCCATCGTCTGGGCTTCTGCGAGCAGCGCCGGCTTCGGGATGCCGCCCGCGTCGTAGATGGCGGCCACGTTGTTGACCGCGCGATCTGCGATCGTCAGCCGCGCCATGGCCTGCCGCTCGGCCTGCGCCTGCCGCCGGTCCAGCTCGGCCTGCGCCACGCCCACGAGCTGCAACCGCTTGTCGGGGTCGAGGTACTGGTAGCCATCGCCGCGCAGCCGCTCCAGCGTGCCGGCCGGGTCGGCCTCGATGTCCGCCGCCGCGCTGGTCGCAAACATGGACGCGCGCTCGGTCTGCACGAAGCTTTCAATCTCTGCCGCGTCCCAGCCGGCAGCCGCGCCGGAGGTGCGCACGATCTTTTCCATCTCCGCGACGCCTCGCTCTGGATCCCCCACATACTTTCGCTGCAGGACCGGCACGGTCGCGATGATGTTGGCCGCGTTCTGGCTCTGCGCCTGCGCGGTGATGCCGCGCTCCAGCGCGTCGCGGTTGCGCATGCGGATGCTGTCGAGGCTGACGTCGAAGCCACCGGACACCTGCGGGTCGACGAATCGCCCCCGGTACTGGCCGGAGACGGCGGCGAACTGCTTGTCGAACTCCTGCCGCTTCTGCTCGGCGTTCAGATCTGTGCGCTCGGCGATCGCGCGGGTCTGCCCGACCAGCTTCTCCTCTGCCTCCAGCTCGTCGCGCTTCGCCTGAATGCTTTCAGCTATCTGCCGCTCGCGGGCCTGCCGCGCCGCTTCCTGCTCGGCCTCGATGCGCTGCCGCTCCTGCTCGCGCTGCTGCATGACGGCGAGCTGCGCGGCCGTGTCCTGCAGCCCCTGTCCGGACTGCGAGAGCGCGCGGCCCATGGCCTCGCCGGCATCGGTCACGAACGCACGCGGGTCGCGCGTCGCCGCCTGCGGCCCCTGAAACACTCGGGCCGTGTCGCGGCCCCACTGGTCGAGCGGGATCTGTCTCATCGGTTGTACGCCGCCGGGAAGTAGGGCCGAAGGTTCGTCAGCGCCGGACCGCCGCCGGTGCTGGGCTTGTTGAGCAGCGGCGAGCTGATCCAGTTGCTGGCGACGTTGGTGGCGGTCGACAGCAGGATGGAGTTGGACGCGGCCTTGCCGGCCTGCCGCGTGTTCACCGCCGCCTGCCGCTGGTCAGCCGCCTGCATGCCCAGCTGGTTGGCCTGCGCCTCGTAGGTCTTCTTGATGCGCTCGCCTTCGAGCTCGGCCTGCGCGGCGTCCTCGAGGATGCGACGCTGCAGCTCGATCTGCACATCGACCGCGGAGCCAGCATCGACCGCCATGCCGGTGCTGGCCTGCGCTGCCACGGTCGATCCCATGTCCCGCTTGCCGACCTCGCGGACCTTTGCGCCCCGCACCATGGCGGCGTCGAGCGCGGCCTGCGCATCGGCCTGCCGCTGCTGGCGCTCCCATTCGAGCTGCGCGGCGTTGGCCTCCATCCCAGCCGCCTGCTGGTTCGCCTGCTTGCGGGCGGCGCTCGCACTCTTGATGCCGCCGACCACCTGCATGCCTGTGCCGACTGCGGCGATCGCGGTGACTGGATCACACATTGCGCACGGTCTCCATTCTCAGAAACGGGATGCGCCCGACGCCGTACTCGCGATCGAGCTCGACGGGCGCAAAGCCGATGCGCTGCAGCCAGCGCAGCGACTCCACGTGCCGGCAGTCCACCCAGTTCGACAAGGTCGGGTAAATCTGCAGACACTCATCGACGATGCGTCGGCCTTCGCGCACCATCTGCCGCGCGTCCTGCACGAGCACGTCGCTGGACAGCATCCACGGCACGCCGTGATCTTTTGCGGCATGCGCGAGCCCCCAGACGCCCTCGACGCGCCCGTCGACCAGAATGGCCTCGGTGCGCCAGGACAGGTCGACCGCCTCGCGCAGCGCCACGTCCGGGACAAACCCGCTGGCCGCCAGCACCTCGTCGACGTCGGCCGCCTTGAGCCGGTCGGCCAGCTCGAGGTCGGCATCCGTCCACGCGCGGAACTGCCAGGGGCTAGCCATCGTTGAATGTGAACTTGCGGACCACGGCCAGCACGTGGAACGGCAGCGGCTGCTGCTGCTGGAGCGTGACCACGCCGCCATCGGACAGGTTCGACAGCCGGCCGAGGCGCTTGTCGCCGGTGAAGGGCGGAACCTCGCGGTCGAGGATGCTTGCGCCGAACTGGCGGAAAGGGATGGTCACGCCCTCGATGGTCAGGCCCAGCGTGCCCTTGAGCCGCACGATGACGTCATGCACGGACAGCTGCGAGCCCTGACTGCTGCCAGTGCCGGGGCTGACCTCGATGGGCAGGAGCTTGATGGTCGAGGTGTACGGGAGCCCTATCTCGACCTCGTAGGCTGCGCGCGGCAGCGTCACCGCGCCGCTCGCCACGGTCTGCCGAGGCATGACCACGCCATCCGCCAGCACGTCGCAGGACTTGGCCTCGAGGTGCGACAGGCCGGACCAGGTGGCCGTGGCCTTGCCCGCCTGTCCGAGCGTGGAGACCGTGCCCGGGTTCGTGGCCAGCGCATAGGTGTAGGTATTGGGGCCGGTCACCGTGACGACGTAGTCGCCGTTATAGCCAGCAGGCGCGAACCGCCGATGACGTACCGTGTCGCCCGTCGTGTAGCCGTGCGCGTTGCGCGTGATGGTCACGGTGCCGGTGGCCCAGCTCGCGCCAGACACCGTGGCGAAGGTCGTGCCGACGACGCTGGCGTCGGTGTTGCGTTCGTCCTCGAATACTTCGACGTAGCGCTTCGTCACGCCGTTGACCGTGCGCCGGACCACGGCCCACACCTGGTCGACGCCGCCGGCCGGAATGCGGCAGACGCTTTCGTACCAGCCGTCCGTCACCCGGCGGCTCCAGCCGTTCAAGCCTTGGTCCGCCTCCTGCGCCTCGCGGTACAGCGTCAGCACGGCCAGCGTGCCGTCAGCCCGCACGCACCACAGCAGGCTTTCAGGCTCGCGCTGCATGGCCATCTGGATGATGCCGGACTCCGTGACGTGCTCCGCGAAGCGCGTCAGGTCCGGCGCGGTGTACCCCTCGCGCTCGCTGGTGTAGGCCAGTGCGCGGATCTTCCGGCCGCTCGCCTGCACGAAGATGATGTCGTTCCCGAACCGCACCGGACGGGCCTGTCCGCAGCCGTAGTCCGACAGTGCCGCACGCCGCGCGCTGACCGGGCCGAGCACCTGGTCGCCGGAGCCCGACACCGCAAACTCGCCGCCAGAGGTCAGCGGCACCAGCACGCGCGACGCCACGAGATGCAGGACGCGGTTGTACTCGGCGCTCACCATCTCGAAGCTGAAGCCGTCGTCGTCGTTGGTGCCGCGCGCGAAGTTGAGATACTCACCGATGCGCGTGCCCCACACGTAGCCCGGCAAGCCGGGTGCGCCGGCGGCGATGAGGCGCTGGTCATGGAACACGCCAGTGCTCGGGAACCCGAAGCGCGTGCCCCACACCTTCGGCATGCGGCGCCAGCCGCCAGAGGCCGCAGCGGCTGCACTCGCGAGCGGCACACGCACGATGCCGTTCGCTACCGTGCCGCTGGTGACCGATGTGATCTCGACGAGGCCGTCGTTGATCCACACGTAGGCGCCGGCGTCGTAGCTCGTCGACTTCCATGCGGCTGTGCCGGTCGTCAGCGTGACGCCTGTTCCCTCCGGGCCAGTGGCTGAGGGCGTGCATTGCGTCTTCGGCGACTCGGTCAGCACCCAGCCGCCGCTCGGCAGCGCGGTCGTGCTGAACGCATCGACCACCGTGGCCGACACCTGCGTCGCGCTGGTGTAGGCCGTGATTGTGGCAAGCCCAGTGCCGAAGGCAATCTGTCGCCCGACGTCGGCCTGCGTCCAGAGCGATGAGCCGGCCGTGGCCGTGATGCTGCCCGTGGTGGCAGACAGCGTGCAGGTGACGTTGGGCGCTTCGCCCACCTCCTCCGCTGGTTCCACGAGGAACGGAACCGTGGTGAACTTCCAGCGCGTGTCCGACTCGCGCACCAGGCGGCGCGGGTAGTAGCCGGGGTGGAATACGATCAGCGTGTCGGCCTGCTGCGTGAACTCCAGCGCCGGCAGATCGGCCGCGGCGTAAGGGCTCGCCACCTCGACCGGCGTGCCGGACACCAGCTGCGCCTTGTCGCGGTAGAACCGGATATAGCCGACGCCGAACTCCAGCACGTAGGCCTGCGTCGTCGAGAACACGAACGGCACCAGCCACGCCGCACCGGAGGTCTTCGTCTCGGCCACGTAGCGGGAGCCGGGGCTGCGCACCGCGCCGCCCTGAATGACCGGATAGGCGTTCTCCATCGTCGCCGCCGCGTTGGCGTACTGCGGCAGGTCGACGCGGCCGAACATGCGCGGCGAAATCTCGCCGGCGGTGAAGTTGGTCTGGATCTGACCGCTGCGCATCGTCAGCGGTAGTGGCGAGCGGACAGCAGCGGCGAATCGCCAAACGCCTCCCCGGTGTCCTCCTGGCCGTTGATCGCGCGAGCCTGCTGCAGGACGGCGGCGAAGCGCTGCTGCATGGCGTCCACCATGGAGGCGCTCTTGGTCACGGGATAGGCCATGGCCACTGCCATCGCGGCGGTCTGCGCGGCAATCAGCAGGCTGTCCCAGCGCGCGACGTCCTCGAGGCGATACACGTACCGGAGCTTGAGCACCGCCTCGTCGTAGAGGATGGCCCCGTCCTCCATCACGAAGTTGGAATGCTCGCCCTCCTCCCCGATGCTGAGCGTGCGCAGCCAGTCGCCCGGCAGCGTGAACGCATAGGGCCACTCGTAGGCAGGGGCCACGGACTGCGGGGCCAGCACGACGCGCTTCGTTGCACAGTTCCACGGGTGCATGCGCAAGGTCGAGTCGCGCACGTCGTCCCAGAGATTGGCCGCGAGCTGCGCGGAGTCGCTCGCCTCGTCGAAGGACGTGACAGGACGCTGCCCCAGCAGGAGCAGCGCATTCGAGGAAATTGAAACCGGCGACGTGGCCATCAGGTATCGGGCGGGGCCGAAGCCCCGCCCTCAGCCCTCAGTCCTGCACGTACGGCAGGGTCAGGCGGATCACCTGGTTGTTGGCGATCTGCGCGCCGGCCACCGTCGAGATCAGCGTGCAGTCATCCGTCGTGCCGGCAAAGCCGGTCGGCAGGACGAGGCCGCTGTCGTCGGAGGTCTCGAACATGCCGCCGGTGACCGTGATCGCCAACGAGGCGGTCGTGGCCGTGGCCGCGTTGCTGATCGTGACCGTGCTGCCCGAAACGCCCGTGATGCGGGCATTCACGACACCCGCGCCAACGGTGATGATGTCGCCCACCTGGAACGCGCCGATGGGGCGGCAGTTCAGGATGGTGTTCGAGCCGTTGGTGATGTCGCCGACCGCCACCTTCGCGAAGCTGGCCGCGTTGGGCGTCGCGGTGCCTGCCGTGGTGATGGCAGTCGCCGCCAGGTGCCGGGCCGCGGCAATGCTGTCGCCGAGGTTCAGCGTGCAGCTCGCCGTGCCGGTCGACCACTGCAGCTGGGCGAGGTGGCCCATGATGCGCGAGCGCACCGGCAGCTTGCCCCAGATGATGCGGTCGGCAATCGCCGGTGCGGTGCCCGAGGCGGGCGCCACATACACGGCCTCGAACACGCGGAGGCGGCCAGCCAAGGCGTTGACCTTGACCCGCTGCGGGATCGGCGTCGCAAGTACCGACGCCAGTGATGCGTTGAAATCAGGCATGAGTGCTGTCTCCTGTTACTCGAAGCACTGGATGGCGACGACGCCTTCGTCCTCGACGCGAACCGCGCCGATGGACATGCGGGCGTACACCTGCACCGAGTTGTTCTTGCCCGGCAGGCGGTCGATGGTGGCCTGCACGTCCTTGCCGACGCCCAGCGCCATGCACGGCCGAGCCCAGCAGAGCGCGGTGCGCAGGTTGCCGGTCTTCGGCAGGCGCTCGGAGCGGATGAACCGGAAGCCGAGGAACGTGTCGATCTGGCCCTGCGCGAGAGCCTTGACCACGTTGTAGTCCATCGACTTGATTTCGGTCGTGCCGTACAGGTTGGTCAGCTGCTTCGCGCTCACCACCATGACGCGCGAGGGCGTGGCGCCCTGCCCGGTCATGTCCTGCCCCTCGTCCGCCTGGATTTCAGCGGAGTCGAGCAGCTCCTTCGCGGTCAGCAGCTTCGCGAGCGTCAGGCCCGCCGAGCCGCCTTCCGTGATGGTCTGCGCCGACGGCAGCGTCTGCGTGCCGGTGCCGGTGCGGGCCGTGCCGCGCGCGGCGTTGATGATGATGTCGTCCATCGCGCGGTTCAGCGCCTGGACGCCGAGCGCCGGGTACTTGGACTTCGGGTCCGCCAGCATCTTGATCTCGTCCATCTCGTCGACGAGCTCGGCCCAGGCCTTGTCCTGCAGGTCGATCCAGCGCCGGCTGTGCGGCACTTCGACGTAGCGGGTATCGGCGTGGCGGCTGGTGATGTCGTAGGCCTCGGAGCGGCCCACGCGCTCGACGGCGCGGCTCTGGCCGACGATGCCCTCGTAGCCTTCGCAGTACGGGCGCAGGCGGCTGTTGACCTGCTGGCCGAGTTCGTAGAAGTTCGCGCTGAACTGGTTTACGAACGCTTCGGTGATCTGAAAGCTCATGGTTTAGCTCTCCTGATGAGGTTGAACACTTGCGGGTGTCCTCGCCCTGTCAGGGTGTCCGGCGATCACCGGGCCTGCGGTCGGGGCTCGTGGCCGAGCCTGCGCGCGGGCCGTTGCCGGGTGTCCGCGTCAGCCGCGATTGCGCGCGACCTGCATCTCGTGCCACTTCTGCACTCGTCGGACCGCATCATCGTGGCCCGGCGCGCGTGGATTCCAATACGGAGACGCGCGGTCCTTCATCAGCGCTTCGATCTCAGCGGCGGTCGCATCCGCCACGGTGCCGCCGGGCGGGCGGTCCTCGGCCAGTGCCTTCGCCACCTTGGCCAGCACGCGCACGGCGATCGGGTTGTTGCCCAGCTCGTCGATGCCCGCCATCTCCTCGGCGTCCGCGAAATGCTTGAACGCGCGGAACGCATCGCGCAGCTCGGCACCCATCGCCGCTTCGCTGCCGTAGTGCGCCACCAGCGCGGCCTTCGCGCCTTCGACGGTCGCGGTCTGCGCCCGCCCCTGCAGGTCAGCCACGGCCGCGAGATGCGCCCGCACGGCGGCGTTGAACTGCTTCTGGGTCAGGCCCCATTCGTGCGCCTGGGCGGCGAACGCTTTCGTGGATTCCTCGTCGAACTCGAGCTGCTCGCCCTCGCCCAGTTCGACCTTGTAGTCCTCGGCCTTGCCGGGCACCTCGCCGAAGCGTTTCTCCAGCTCGCGGTGCGCCTTGATGAGTCCGGCCGGCAGCCCGCGCTCGTCGACGCGCAGAGACTTCGCCTCCGGATCCCAGAACTTCTCGGGCACGTCCGACCAGCGGCCGGTCGCCTCGTCGAGCGTGGGGCCATCGGCAGCTGGTGCGGGCGCTGGTGCGTTTGCGTCAGTTGCTGGTGTGTTTGCCGGCGCGGCCTCGTCCATCGCGGCAGAACCGAGCAGGCTGCCTGCTGCACCGTCAGCTGGGGATTCACGCAGTGGGGTGTTCACGAACATCTTCGACCTCGATGTGGGCTATCTGCTGGAGGATGAAGGCGAGCACCGAGCGCCGACCCTCGCGGTAGGCGACGACGTCGGGCTGGCCCGGCACGAAAGACGGCTGGTCGTAGAACCTGCGCGTGAGGTCGGCCAGGATGGCCGCGCCTTCCGGGTGCTGCTCGAACACCCGGACGTAGGTCCCGGGCTCTACGGTCACGACTCGATCGAAAGCTCGTAGTCGAGCGAGCGGCCTTGCTGCTGCGAGACGAGCGCCAGGCGCCACTGCTGGCCGTGCGATACCGAGACCTGCGTGCGGTTCTGCGCGCTGTTGTAGGTCGTCTGGTCCGTCCAGGTCTGGCCGTTGTTGGTGCTGACCTGAGTTTTCACGGTGTTGTTCGCGTCGATGACGCTGTGGCCGTTGTTCAGCAGCGTTACCTTCATGGCCGACGCGCCAGAGGCCGGCGCGTTGCTCGGCGTCGGGATGACCAGCACGTCGGACACCTGGCCAAGATTGACCGAGCCGCCTGCGGTGAATGTGCCTTTGACTATCTGGGGCATTGGGTGTCTCCTGCTCAATCCTGAAACTTCGGCGCCTTCGCCGCTTTCTTGCCCTGCGCCGAGCGCAGCCTGGCGTAGTTCCGCGCACCGTTCGCGACGAATTGCTCGCCCTCGCGGGTAAGGGTCGCCTTGCTCTTGTCCAGTTCGCGCGCCTTGCCGGCGAGCTTGGGGGCGGTCAGGGCGTCGCCCTCCTCGACCTCGCGCAGCACGTCAGCCGGCTCGCTCGACGCCTCGGCCCAGCCGTCGTAGCCGCGCAACGCGCACCACTCATCGCAGTAGTCGCGCTCGCACATGCTGACCTCGGCAATGGCGCCGGCCTTCACAAACACGGTTCGCTGAATCACCACGCAATCTCCAAGAACGCACGACCACCCGCGCCGCCTGCGGCACCGCCGCCACCACCACCACCGCCGCCGCCGAAGCCGAATGCGGCCTGACCGGCAGCGCCGCCATTACCGGCTTGACCCGAGCGCGAGAACGGGGTCGGGGCGCCGTGCCCGCCGCCGCCGTTTGTTGCGTCACCTGTCGATGCGGCAATGAATCCCGGGATCACGGTCTGAGCAACAGACGGGCCGCCAAAGTTGGGAGCGCCGCCTGCAGCAGCGCCGAAGTGCCTGCCGGCCCCAAGCCCGCCAGCGATGTCAGTGACAGTCCCTTGCGTGCCAGCACCTGTCCCGCCGGCGGCGTTTCCGGTCAGCAGCCCGCTTGACCCTCCGTTGCCCCCAGTGGTGGCTGTTCCTACGGCGGCAAGACCGCCGCCGGCAAGTGCCCATTGGCCTCCCGACAGACGGGGAGCAATTCGCGTTGCCGCGCCAAGGGACGACGCAATCGTCAGGCTGCCCGCGCCTGTAGACGCTGCGCCTGCCGCGCCGCCGGCTGTTGGCGGCGGGAGCGTTATGGTCAGCACCTCGCCCGACTGAACGAAGATCGGCCACTTGATGCAGAACGACCCAGAACCACCGCCACCGCCACCGCCGCCGGACGGAGACGCGCCGCCGCCACCGCCCGCGCCCGGGGCGCAGCCAGTGAGAAACAGAACAGAAACGCCGGCGGGGACCGCAAACGTCGCAACGACGCTGCCGCCGCCTACCGCCGGCCCCTCAAACCGGACGACGTTGGAGTTAGCGCGCCCGGCCGCGAACGGAGAAAGCGAAACGGTCATGGCACAGACCCCCAGCAAATTGCGATGAAGCCAGCGAGCCCTGCCGCACCCGCCTGACCTTGCGCGCCGCCACCGCCACCCGCGCCAAACCCAACGGGAGTGGTCGGCGTGGCGCCGCCTTGGGTGCCGCCGCTACTGCCTGAGCCGAACATGCCTCCGCAGCCGCCACCGCCGCCGCCGCCGCCCGCGCCTCCGTTGCCCGGATTCCCGTAACTGGTGTTGACTCCCGCAACAACAGGCCCGGCGCCTCCGCGAAAATTCGCAGCCCCGCCACCGCCGCCAGACCCGGCAGCACAGATCGTCGAGCGTGGGCGATAAATTGCGGTTCTCGGCCCGTCGTTTCCGTTGCTGCTCCCGACCCCACCGAGGGCCGCACCGCCGACGCCTGAATTCCCGCCGTTGCCGCCCGCGCCAGACGTGCCGAGTTGTCCCGCGCTACCGCCCGTGAGGTTGATTCTGTTGTCGGTGTTTGCTGGCGTGTCGAAGCAGTTCTGCGCCACGGACGATCCGCTGACGATTGACGGAGATCCAGATGTCCCGCTTGCCCCGGCATTTCCGCCGCCGCCGCCGCCGCCAACGGTGACAGTCAGCACGTCGCCGGGAGCGACACGGTACGGCTCCCAGAGGACGCCGAGTCCATGCCCGCCGCCACCGCCGCCGCCTCCAGCGGCAGTGTGCCCGCCACCACCACCGCCGCCGCCGCCGCAGCCCGTGACGTAGACCTCGTAGACCCCGGGCGGAACGGTGAACGGACCGTTACCCGTGAAAAACTCGCAGGAGCAGGCCGGCGCGTTCGCGTTCGCTGCCTGCGGGGACAACTGCACCGGCATGTCAGACCGCCAGGCGCGCGACGACCGAAGAGGACGCGCTGATTGCCGCCAGGTTGAAGTAAACGAACGGCCATTGCGCATCGAACGCGAAGCCGTCCGTCGCGACGTTGGTGCCTGCGAGCGTGATGGTTGCCAGCAGCACGCCGCCGCTGTTCGCGTTCTGCGTGTTGCCATAGACCTCGACAGTCGCCGAGACCGAGCCGGTGCCGGAGACGGTGGCCTGAATCACCTTCGACCCGGACGGCACGCCGATCGGCTGCTGCAGCCCGGTTGCCGAGGCCTGAAACGCGACCGCGGCGGCAGACCCCACTGTCTGCCTGCTCGGCGGAATTACCCAGCCGTCCGGACCCAGCGTAGCCAGCCCAGTCGTGACATCCGATTGCGTCGGCATCGTCTTACCTCATCATCTGCGCGGCGCTCGCCATGGGCGCCTGGTTGTCTGGGTTACTCATGGCCTGCATGGTGGCGGCCTGCTGTGCCGCTGCGGCCTGCTCCTGCGCGGCGGTCCGCGCTGCGTCGCGCTGGGCCACGTCGACCAGGAGGCGCTGCGGGACGCCGAGCGCTTCGCCCTTGGCGCGTGCGGCCTCGTCCCAGTCGTAGTTGTCGAGCACCTCGGGCTTGATGGCTGCGATCGCCGCAAGGCTCTGCTCGTAGCGGTCCATGGCCTGCACCTCGACGAGGCGCTGGGCGCGGGACAGCGGGCTGATGTACTTGAGCCGCCACGTGCGGCCGCGCAGGGACTCGGGCGGCGGGGCCAGTACCCCGGCGCGGTACGCGAGGCCGAAGCAGCGCGCCACGAGCGGCTGCAGGAACTCGCTTTGCATGCGGCCGTAGAGCGGGCCGAGCAGCTGGCGGATGAGCTCGACGCGCACGTGTACCTCGGTCGCGGTCATCGCCGGGCCGTCCTGCGGCGTGAGCTGGTCCGCCATGAGCGCGCGGCGGATGGCGCGCTGCAGGCGTTCGATCTCCATCAGCGACGCCTGCAGGTTGCCGGAGCTCTTCAGCTCCCGCATCGAATTGACGTCGTTCGCCACGATGATCTTGCGCGGTCCGATCTTGACCGTGCGCGGATTCAGCACGCCGTCGTCCGCTGCGATCCACATCCCAGCCACGGCGATGTCCATGCCCATCATCTGGAGCCGCACCAGCTCGTTGAGCGTGCGCAGATCGGGCAGGCACTCGAACACGGGGCCGATGGCATACACCGAGTCCGGCAGCACCTGCCAGCGCGGCACGATGGCGGGCAGCTCGTGATAGCCGGACTCGCGCACAAGCTTGCGCGTCTGAAGCTCGACGTGGCACGAGGCGTAGGGCAGGCCCTTCGCGAACGGCGGCGCCTGAAGCTCCAGCGGGCGCGGATACAGCGCCCAGACGAACTGCAGCGGATCGTCGGGCTTGGCGCGGGCCTTGCCCTTGGCCTGGTCGGAGAGCGCGTCTCCGTACTCGCGCAGCGCCTGCTCGCCGGTCATGGCGAGCTCACGGTGCACGATGTCGACCGGCCCGCCCTGCTGGCTCGCGCCGAAGAAACACTGCGACAGGGGCCAGTGCGTGAACCGATAGCCGCCGTCGGGCGACTCGTCCACGAACAGCGGACCCATGCCGGCGCACACCTGGTCGAGCATCGCCTCGTAGACGACGGCGTCGAAGTTCGACGCATGGATGTTCCGCCAGATGGTCTCGGCCGAGTCCTCGAGCCACTGCCGGCCCTCGTCGTCGACGCCGTCTATCTCCAGCTCGAACCAGCGGCTATTGCTCGGCACCAGCGCCGACACCAGCGCCGAGGCCAGCACGCGCGCGCTGTCCGTGCCGGTGGCGTCCATGAGCTCGGCCTGCTTCGTCGAAGCGTTGCCGAGGCTCGCGTTGTACGTGCCCGCCGTGCTTCCGCCCAGGTAGAGCTGCGAGCCGCGGGCGGGGTAGGTGTGATCGAAGCAAGCGCGCCATATGTCCTCGACGTGCGACTGGCGCGCGGTGCGTAGCTGCTGGTGGCGCTTGACGAGCGCGACGGGATCCATGCGGTCAGTACACGGCCTGCGCGGATGCCTCGGCGAGGAGGCTGCGGTTACTCGTCAGGCCCTGCCCGCCGGTCGCGAGCAGCGACTGCTGGCGGCGCTTGCGCTGCGTGGCCCCTGCCATCTGCGTAGCGGCGACGCGCGCCTCCTGCGCGATGCGCTCCTGGTCCGCCTTGGGGTCGGTCAGCACGATGGGCTGCGCCATCGCCACCGGCTGGGCGGCGACCTTCGGGGCCTTCGGTTTCTTGGGCATGCACACGGCGCGAGGCGCTCAGCCCAGCGGCACTGCGACACCGACCAGCCAGCCGTCTGCGGTCAGCAGTCGGCCAACGACATAGCGCTGCTCGATGGCCCCGTTGGCGCATGGCGCGAGCGTCTCGTCGAGCGGCGTCCCGTCCGGGTAGTCGACCTGGGCGAACATCGCGGCGACGTCGGCGGCGCGCATGTGGGCGATGCGCTCGCGGGTCAGGCGATACGCGGGCTCCGGCTCGGGCAGATAGTCGTCCTCGGCTGCGGCCTCGGCTTCGACCTCGAGCTCGGGCGCGTCGATGACGGGCTCGTCGATGGGTGCGTCATCGCCTGGAACTTGGACGTTTCGGGACTTGGCCATGGGCGTCTCCGGGATCGGTTGGGCGGATAGATACTCCTGCGGCGCGCGTGGATTCCAACAGCGCGAGCAGTCGCACGGCTCGGCTGTGCCGCATGTCAGCCGGGCAGTAGCCCTGCAGCCAGTACGTGACCGTGCCCGTCGGGACGTCGATGGCCCGGCCGATGTCGGCCCCGGACAGGCCGTGGGCGCGCAGCTCGGAGAGCACGGCCAGCCAGTCGATCGGGATGGTGCCGCTGGTCACAGCACGTCCCGCCAGCCGGATGCGCTCGGCATGGGCAGCGCGGCGAGCACGTCGTCGACGGAGCGCGCAACGATGGCGACGCCGCCGGCAGCCCGGACCTGCGCGAGGAAGCGCTCCTGCGCCTCGCTGAGGGCACCGCGCGCGGACTTGCACTCGACGTACAGGGCACGCCCATCGCGCAGCATGCCGGCGATGTCAGGGTGCCCGGTCGGGGCCGTGCGCAGCGGTCGCCGGCCGGTGCGGCTCTTGGCGTCCTCGACGTCGAGCACGCGGGTGTTGATGCGGTGGACGAAGGCGACCACTGGGTGCAGCTGCAGGAGTCGCAGCACGTCGCGCTGGATGTCCGTCTCGCGCCTGGTGTCGCCAGGCACAGCACGAGCGCGCGGCTTGCTGCCGTCGAGTGGGAGCGCGTACTGCGCGCGGCGTCGGCTCATGCGCTGCGCCTCGCGGTGTTGACCGAGTCCTCGATGAACGTCCGCACCGCGGCGTCACCGTGCACGAGCGCGGCCTCTCGGTACCAGCTCTGTCGGTATTGGCGCTGCAGGCTGCGCACGTAGCGGCCGAGGCAGGCGCGGCAAGCGAAATCGTACCAGCCGTGCCGCCGGGCGCAGCAGGCGCATTCGTCGATGGGGGCGGCCGGGATGGAAACGCGCGCGCGGGTCATGCGTTTACGCTGGGCGTGCCCACGCCGACAAGGCAGCCGCAACCACGGAGGCGACCCGTGCCGCGTCCGTGCCCTCAACCCGCAGCGTGAGCCCGTCCAGCTCTGCGGATGCGCTGTAGCGGTCCTGCGTGCGCTGTGGCGCATGGCGCTGCACCAGCTCGGCAGTGGTCGTGACGCGAGGGGCCGGCTCAGGCTCAGGCTCTGGTTCTGGCTGCGGCTCGGGCTCGGGCGTCTCGACCGCAACAGGCTCGGCCGCGGGCTCGGGCATCGGCTCCAGCTCTGGCTCTGGCTCGTCCAGCGCCTCGACAACCTCGACACCAGGCGCGAGCTCGAAACGGCCGCGCTCCAGCTTGAGCAGCAGCCGGCGAAGCGCCAGCTTGCCGCATGCCGCGTACACCGAGGGCACATGCGCCCCGGGCAGCAGGTCCGCAATCTGGCTGCTGTTGAGCGGGCCGCCTGCACGATGCAGCAGCGCCAGGATTCGCGCATTGAGCGTCCGCCCGTCGTCAGGCTCCGGCTCGATGTCCGGCGTTTCCGGCCGAGGCCTGCCGCCAGTCGAGACCACGGGCGGCGGCGGCGCCTGCGTCCTCTCCGACGCCTTGCGGATGATCGCCTGACGCTCTGCGGTCATCTCATCCGCCAGCGTGTAACCGCCGGACTCCAGCCGCTCGATCATCCCGCGCCGGCACATCGTCGCGAGAGTCGTGTCGATCGCAGACGGCAGGCACTCGGCCTCCAGCAGCTCGCCGATGTCCTTGCGCGTCAGCACGTCGACGTTGCGCAGCGCGTCGAGCACGGTGGTGACGGCGCTCATGGCTGCACCCCACGCCGGCGGAACCAGTGCTGTACCGCCTGCCTCGAGCAATGGAACCGCTCGCCGATCTCGCGCAGGCTCATGCCCTCACGCCGCAGCGCGACGGCTTCCTCGAACTGGCCATCTGGGATGCGGGCGAAGGCGAGATCGTGGCGGGCCTGCGGTCGCTGCAGTCGCTCCAGCAGGAACACGTAGCGGGCGAACGGCGTCATCGCAGCGACCCCCGCAGCTTCGCGAGCTCGGCCCGTGCTGTGTCCCGTGACGACACGGGTGCCGGCAGCTGCGGCACGCAGCGGTACGCCGCGGCATTCTCCCGCGGCTGAGGCCTGCACCAGGCGAGGAACTCCGGCAGGCTCGGTGGCCATGGGTCGCCGTTGGTCAGGCACGCCAGAAGGCCGCGCTTCACCTGGTCACCCGACAACGCGGAAAGCGCCGTCGACCACAACTCCGTCGGCGTCTCGCCGTGGACGCTCGTCCACTTGCGGC